GACGTGGTTCTGGATCGAGTGGGTGTCGTCCGCCTGTATGTCCGTCGCGCCGGAGACCTCCACACTGATCCATGCGGCCGTGCCGCCGGACGTGCGCGGAGCGCCGTAGATCGCAACGAGGGCCTTCTGCCCTGTGAACGCGGTGATGCTCGGGCCCGGTACCACCGGCGACCCGGCTGCGAGTGTCTCGGGATCCGAGTAGGACGTCTCTGCGGTGACCACTTCGGCCGCGTCGTTGACCACCTGGGGGACCCGTTCGGAGAGCCGGTGCAGAGACGTCACCACGCTGTAGCCGCTCGTGGTCAACGCCTTCGACGTCTCGGACTCGTTCAGGTTGTCCCGGATGAACGTGTTCCACTGAGCCGCCGTCCACACGGAACCGGCCACGGCCGTCATGGGAGAACTCCACGCCATGACCCACTCCTCTCAGAACGGCCATGCGGCGAGCCGCCGCTGACTGAAGTAGCCGGTACCGGCCGTCGACACCCGGTACTTGGCGGTGATCGTGTTCGATCCCTTGGTCAGGCCGTCGAACACGAACCCGGCGCCGTTCCGGTCTCCGTCCGTCCCCTGGAACTGGATCGCCCAGGTGTCGTCTGCGGAGATCGACGAATCACCGGAGATCGCGAAGGACATCCATGCGGCCGTGCCGTTCGTGTTGTACTGATTGCAGAAGATCCAAATGGCGATGACCGATCCTGACTGCACCGTCAACGACGGACCCGCCCCGGCGTCGAGATCCGTGTAGGAGGTCGAGGTGGTGGTCGATCCGGCAGTGGTCGCCGACCATGCGGGAGTGCGCTGCTCCACCGTGTTGGGCCCGGCGCCCGCGATGATGCTCCCGGGGACGGTCGCCTTCGCCACCCCCAGTTCGATCATGTTGTCCCGCACGTACGTGTTGTAGTCGGCGGAGAAGAACACCGCGCCCGCCACGGCGGTCATGGGTGCCGTCCATGCCATGGCTGCCTCCTAGAAAGGGATCACGCCGATACGACGGGCGGAGAAGGTGCCGGTACCGGCGGTGACCCGGTATCGCATCGTGAAGGTGTTCGATCCGGCGTTGAGCGATTCAAGGAACGTCGCTCCCCACCGCATACCGGCGGCCGACGAATGGTTCACCGACCGGGTGTCATCGGCCGCGCGGGTGGTCGCACCGGAGATGTCATAGGCGCACCAAGTCCGGTTGCCACCGGCAGAGTTGTTCAGGTTCGAGTAGAGCAGCACCAGGGCCAGGACTCCGGTGGTCACCGTAACCGAGGTGGTCACCGTGTCGGCCAGGTTGCCGTACGTCGTGCTGGTGGTGGTGCTGGCTCCGGTCGCGTTGTTCTGCGTGGGGAAGCGCTCCGCCAGCGTGTTGACCCCGCTGTGCGGGAACCATGAACTGACCGAGGTGGCAATGGCAGGGGCCGTCTGATTGAGGTTGTCGCGCACGAACGTGTTGAAGTCGGCCGCCAGTACCGAGGCACCGGCGACCGCCGTCATGGGAGCTGTCCACGCCACGTCATGCCCCCGTAACCGGGATGACCCCGACGCCTGTGACCGGGACCGTGTCCCAGTCGACCGGACGGACCGGAAGAGGACCGGGGGACCACGGAGACGAACGCATGGCGTTGACCGCAGCCAGAAGCTCCGTGTCCGTGATCACACCCTTGTCCACCAGGGCTTTGATCAAGACGCTCTGCACCGCGAGAATGGACAGCAGCTCAGCCCGGGACGCCTTCGGCTCCTGGGTGATGTCCACCCCGAACCGCTCCGCGACGTCCCAGGCAGCGTCTCTCATGATCTTCACGTACTGCGGGATGGTGGGCATGATCAGATCCTCAGAACGGCAGCACGATCAGATCGCGCTGGGTGAAGGTCCCGGTGCTGGCGCTGGCCACCTTGTATTTCGCGGTGAAGATGTTCGACCCTGCGTTCAAGCCGGTCACCCGGAACGCGGCCCCGATCCTGACCCGGTTCGCCGCCGTGACCCCGGCGATGTTGACCGCGCTGGCGTCGGCCGCCGCCTGGGACGACGCACCCGAGACGGCGAAGCTCATGAACGTCCCGATGTTGGCCGTGTTGTTGTCGATGCCTGACTTGATAAAGACCATGGCTGCCACTCCGGTCGTGACGGTCGCGGCCGGGCCGACCGTCGCAAGATCCGCGTAGCTGGTGCTGGTGGTCGTCTCGGACGTGGCCACCGTGGCGGAGGTGGGGGTCCGCGCGGCAATGGCATTGGCACCCGTGGCCACGAAAAACTGCCCGGCGGCCGTGGCCTTCGCCGGGGCGGTTTCGTTCAGGTTGTCCCGGACGTACTGATTGAACTGAGCGGCGGAGAACGTTGATCCCGCCACTGCCGTCATGGGTGCCGACCACGTCATGGCTTACCTCACTCCGTGCTCTTCGTTCTCGGCCAGGAGGTCGGCCGGAGACTGACCGTGCGGGATGTTGAACTTCAGAGCCACCGGGTGATCTTGGGGGTACCAGTTCCTGTTCCGGGGGATCGGCCGGAGCATGAGGATGCGCATGATCTCGTGCTCCTGGCGGGGCCAGACGATCTTTTCGCAGGAGTACCCGCAATAGGAGCAGAGGTAGAACGGGCGCCTCTGGTCCCGGGGTCCGCCCATTCGCGACTGGGTGAACAGATATTCCACGTTGTTGCAGCCGCGCGGGCAGTCGGCCACCCATTCGCCCTCGTACACGTACGCCCATGCAACCTGCGGCCGGGCCGGTTCTTCCGGTACGACCGGCTGGGGCAGGGGTGTGATGTTGGGCATCGTCTCTCCTCACGTCCCGAACTGTGACGAGTCAAACGCGGACTGATCGAACCGGAACACAGTGAACGGGTTATCTGATTGGATTGGATCGAAGATACCCTGATCGAACCCCGCGCCCCGGACGTCGAACCGGAAGGGGTTGGCCGACTGCACCCCCGCCTTCTCGCACCCGAAGATGACTGCATGCACCGGCGGCCGTCCCGGCACGTTCACCCGCTGAATCTGATGGGTGATCTTCTCGATGAAAAAGTCGTCGTCGAGACCCATCTCTCCGTTGAGGATGTGGATCCGGTCTCCGACCGTCCGGGACACCACCTGGAGGAAGTGGACCGGGTCCTCCGTCACGACCCGCAGATCGACCGTGGGGCGCCTCTGCGCGTACCGCAGGAGAATGGCTCCGGCGATCGCTTCGGCATCGTTGGCGTTCGCCCACGGTGCCTGGTCCGGGTAGTCCCGTTCTCCATGGATGGAGATCGAGCCGGAGTCCTCCCGGTGCACCTTGATCGTGTTCCGGACCGGGATCGCGAACGCGCGGAGCTGGAAGTTCTGAAGAGACACCGCTCCGCCCGTGGCCAGAACGGTGATCGTCAGTGATGCGCCGGACGTCCGGCTGATGCTGATCACTTCTGTGCCGGGTCCCGACTTCAGGTAGTCCGTGCCGCTCACCGGCAGCACCGCTCCGATGAACGGGTCCGACCCCGAAATATCGATCGAGGCGCTCTGCCCGCTGGACAGGTTCACCGTGTCGTCCGACGTCCACACCACGGAGAGGTCGGTGTCCGCCGTCCTCTCCGACACGTCGAACGTGACCGAGTTGACGATGTCTCTCCACCCGTGCTGGTACGTGAACGGGGCGGTGAAGTGCAGACCGGCAGGGGGAGCCACGGCGCAGTCGAACACGGCCGACTGGGCGAACGTCGCCTGAGACGTGGTCGACGAGGAGTTCTGGATCCGGTGGTGCCGGTCGTGGAAGACGAATGTGCCGTCCGGCGCCACGTAGGCGATCGACGGGGCCCCCTCCGATTTGACCAGGTCACTGATCGCGTCGAACGCGCTCTGCCCCTCTGCCCACCAGTACCTCACGAAAGTGGCACCGAGATCGATCTGCCGACCGGCCGTCCAGCCCACCGCGTCCAAGATCACATCGATCAGATCGCCGGTGCGCATCTCCTCGTACACCGGCGTGCTCAGCTTGACGTTGGAGAGATCGTTCAGCGCGTCCAGGAACGTGAAATCGACGGACCGGTCCGCCATGTCCGCCTTGACGTTGAAGTCGTCGATTCGGCCACGGAAGAGGGGGAAGACGGACCCGCCCCACGTGACCTGAGCGCGGAACGGACGGGCCGGTTCAAGGTTGCCGTACAGGACGGACGAGACCCACTCCGGGGAGTACTTCCGGGACACGTTGATCAATGAGAGCGCGGCGCTGCCGACAGCCGCCGGGTTCAACTGCCGGTCCTGGTCCCGGCCGTACGTGATCGAGATGTCACTGATCACTTCGTTGGTCGCGTCGTCCACCCCGCCGGTGCCCATGATCCCGAGCATCAGCATGGCGTTCGAGGTGGTGAAGTTCCCGTCGTTGTTCCAGTCGATCGCGAACTCGTACATGGGCAGGCCGCCGGTGCCGCAGAGATCCCACGGGCCGGACGTGCCGGACGAGGACGCCTGCTTGGCCTGGAACGAGATCGACGCCACTCCGGCGATCGCCGTCACCGCGTTCGCCGCGTTCGCGGGCTTGAGCGCGAGGGTGATGCCGACGGAACCGTACGTGACGGTATTGGAGGCGGTCGTCGTCCTCTGTGTCTGGAGACCGGCAGTCAGGGCGAGGTTCGAGTCGTACAGCGCCACGGAGGGAGATGACGGGTTGGTCATGCCCTCGTTCACCCGGGCCACGTCCGTGCCGACCGAGTCGGTGAAGGTCAGGTTCGTGTTGTCCGAGACGACTCCCCGGACGGACAGCAGCCAGTCGTTCGGGGCCACGGTGGTCACCTGCGGGTGCGCGAACGCGGCGGCCGTCGAGGTGGTGTTTCCCCCGGAGACGATCTCCACCGGTGAGGACTGGTCCGCCCCGGTGTAGGCCGCGATGAACCCGAGAACGTACGGGTCTCCGCCCGGCCAGGACCCGGTGTTGAACGTCATCGACTGCGACGAGCCAAGG